TGAAAAAATGGGAAGAAGCATTTTCAAGAATTCTAAAGGAGTGGGATAAGTAATGGCCGGAAGTAGAACGCTAAAGCTATCCATCCTTGCCGATGTCGATAATCTCAAGAAGGAGTTAGATAAAGGCTCTAAAGATGTCGAAGGCTTTGGCGGTAAATTAGAAAAGTTTAGCGCAGCTGCTAAGGCGGCTTTTGCTGCTGCTGCCGCTGCTGCGGCTGCCTATGCCGTTAAGTTAGCCGTTGATGGCGTTAAAGCTGCTATTGAGGATGAGGCTGCTCAACAGCGTCTAGCCAATGCCCTACGCAACGTTACTGGCGCAACCAACGAGCAAATTGCATCAATCGAAAAGCAAATTCTCAAAACCTCCCTAGCCACCGGAGTAGCTGACGATCAATTGCGCCCAGCCTTGCAGCGTTTAGCGGTAGCAACTGGAGACGTTACTAAAGCTAATGATTTACTAACCCTAGCCCTAGATATTTCGGCGGCTACTGGTAAATCCGTTGAATCGGTATCTAATGCGTTAGGTAAAGCCTACGAAGGTAACACCGGAGCACTTACTCGTTTAGGCGTCGGTTTATCAGCTGCTGAAATTAAGACTTTAGGGTTAGAAGGTGCAGTAGCTACCCTTAGCGAGACCTTTGGTGGAGCGGCTGCCACTCAAGCCAATACTTATGAAGGCCGAATCGCTAGACTTAATGTGGCTTTTGATGAAGCTAAAGAAACTGTCGGAGCGGCTTTATTGCCTATCTTAGAAAAGCTTCTTGTATTCATTACTGATAAAGCCATCCCAGCTTTTGAGCGATTTAAAGCCAATGCTATTGATCCAGTTATCAAAGCTGTTAAAGATAACGAAGACACTCTACGCGGCCTATTTAATTTTGCTAAAAATACGCTTGTGCCATTTTTCTTGGGCAACTTGGTAGATGCCATCAAAGTAATCGGCACAGTAGCTTCAGGAATTGTTAGCGCAGTCTCTTTTGCTTTGCGAGCTTTAGAGCCAATTATTAACGCTGCCATTACAGGCATAAACGCGGTTATTCGAGGCATCAACCTGATTAAGCCCGGACCTGATATTGCAACAATCGGCAAAATCAATATTGGTGGCTCTGGCTCAATTGGGTCAAATACTGTCTCTAGCTCATCATTACCTTTTGGCATAACCGCTGCCCCTAGAGTTACACCATCCGCCGTCACAACACCAACAGTCACCACAACCAACACCGGCACAACTACCCCAACAGTTCCGGCGGTAGTGTCTAGTGGTATCGGTACTAATTTTGATGTCGCGGGAGTCCGCCGCGCTGATGAAGTAGGTAATGTAATTATTAACGTCAATGCCCCGAGCGTAATCGACGAACAAGCATTTAGTCGCGCCGTAATAGATGCACTAAACAACACTCAACGCCGCTCCGGTGGTGGAAGTAGCCAGTTTATTCAATGACACTCTGGAATCCCGTCTATCGAGTCAAAATCAATGGCTACACAGTCACAGGAGCGACCCTTAGTGGCTTAACTATTACCTCTGGCCGTACTGATATTTACTCTCAGCCTGTGGCTGGTTATTGCAATTTTACGCTTATTGAAACAGCCGAAAGCTCAATTCCCTATCAGATTAACGATCCATTAACTATCGAAGTCCAAGATTCATCTAATAATTGGGTCAGCCTATTCGGTGGCTTCATTACAGATGTAGGTATAACTGTTCAGACTTCTGGCTCAACTGCTACCTCACAAAGAATTCAAATAATCGGCGTAGGAGCTCTAGCTCGTCTAGCTCGGGCGGTTTATGTCGGAAATTTTAATCACCAATTCGATGGTGACAGAATTTATGAATTATTGAGTGGCGTTTTATTTGACAGCTGGGATGAAGTGCCAGCGGGCGTTACTTGGAACGATTACGACTCTACAACCACTTGGGCTAATGCGGAAAACTCAGGCCTCGGCGATATTGATCGTCCGGGCGATTATGAGCTTCACAGCCAAAGCAGCCTAAACGATACTGTTTATAACCTAGCCAGCTCTTATGCCACCTCAGCTCTTGGCTATCTTTATGAGGATGCTCAGGGACGCATCGGCTACGCTGACAGCACTAGACGCGGTGAGTACCTAGCGACTAACGGCTACGTTGATTTAGACGGCAATCACGCAATCGGCCCGCAATTAAGTATTGTCAAACGAGCTGGAGACGTCCGCAACGCCATTACTTTGACTTATGGCGCAAACGGCAACTCATCAGTCACCGACTCCGATCCTGCATCTATTAGCTTGTTCGGCCAGCTAGCTTCCACAGTACCGACCACCCTGCGGAACGTAGGAGACGCCGAAGACCAAGTAGCCTTCTATCTGTCAATCCGCGCCTATCCTGAATTCAATCTCAAACAGATTAGTTTCCCTATTGCCAGCGGTGAAATAGACAATACCGACCGAAACTCATTGCTAAATGTCTTTATGGGTATGCCCGTCAATATCACCAATCTTCCCGGCAATATGACCGATGGGGAGTTTCAAGGATTTGTCGAGGGATGGACTTGGACAGCCTCGCTCAATCAACTTAACCTTACTTTAAACGTCTCGCCTATCGCCTTCTCGCTCCAAGCCTTTAGATGGAACAGCGTTCCGGCGGTTGAGACTTGGAATACACTTTCACCTAATTTGACCTGGCTAGACGCTACAATCGTCGCTTAAAGGAGAATCAATGGCAAATACAACTAACTTCGGCTGGGAGACCCCGGACGATACAGATTTGGTCAAAGACGGCGCAGCCGCGATGCGCACACTTGGCAATTCTATCGACGCTTCTTTTGTTGATCTTAAAGGTGGCACAACTGGCCAAGTGCTAGCTAAGGCATCAAATACCAATTTAGATTTTACTTGGGCAGCTCCTGGATTATCTAATCCTCTCACAACAACCGGTGACATTATTTATTCGTCAAGCGGTTCAACAGCTGCAAGATTAGGAATTGGGACAGCCGGACAGGTTCTCAAAGTCAATTCAGGTGCTACTGCGCCGGAGTGGGGAGCTGCATCTAGCGAAAAAACTTACACTCTTATAAATACAGGCGGAACAGCTTTAACCGGAGCAACAACTGTAACAGTAAGCGGTTTAGGCGGTTATTCTCAATTTTTTGTTTTGGTAAATAGCGCAAGTTCTGCAAATGCTTCCAGCCAAATTTCAGTAAGACCAAATGGTGCGACAACAGGAGCGCAAGTGAATGTCTCTGTTGAAGTCGCAAGCACTTATAGCATTGGAAACTTTTCATCAGGTTCAAGTTCTACAACTGGAACAATAAATATCGGAAGAATGGGAACGGCTGCCGCGCAAGTCGTCAATGGTTCTGTGCATATTTTTGGTGGTTCTACTACGGGTTTGAAAGGCTATGTTGCGCACGGAGCCGGACGTTTCGAAAGCGGTTCAAATGACCAAACAATGCAATGGTTTCAAGGTTTAATAAACCCAGGAGCGGAAATCACTTCTATTAGTATTGTTAGCTCAACTGGAAATTTTGATGCTGGAACAGTCTTTATCTATGGGGCGGTATAAAAATGAGTGAAAAATTAAAGAAAAAAATAGTCGATGTTCTAACTGGTGAAGAAACTTGGTTGGATTTAACGGCTGAGGAAATTGCTGAAGTCGATGCCGCGAGAACGGAAGCTGCAAAAATTGAAGCTGAAAACAAAAAAGCGCAGGAAGCAAAGGCCGCTTTATTAGAAAAACTCGGGATAACCGAGGATGAAGCAAAACTGCTGCTAAGCTGATGGCTAAACTTTGCAAAGCTGGCCAACAACTTCGGGAGCAGATTGACGATGATTATCCAGACCGCGACCGCAAATCGGACGGCTGGATAGCTGACGCTCGCCACGTTGCCAAAGGCACTTCGGATCACATACCTCGCAACGGAATCGTCCGCGCTTTAGATATTGATGCCAACTTAAACGCGCACCCTGAGGAAACTTACGCTTTAGTCGAGAAAATTCGCCAAACCGCCAAGCGCGGGGACAAGCGTATTAAATACATAATTTATGACGGCAAGATAATGAGTCCAATTCTTAACTGGAAGCGCAGAAAATACAGAGGACCAAATCCTCACCGCTCGCATTTCCATATTAGCTTTACAACTCTGGGAGACAATGACGGCAAATGGTTTGACCTAGAAGGAGAGCGAATAAATGAACGAGTTAAAGTTAATGGCCGGAAGCTGGGCAAAGACATTTCTAGCGACAGCCCTAGCGACCTACCTAGCGGTCGGCTTGGATGTCGAGACAATAACCAATGCTGCTATTGCTGCCGTATTGCCGAGCATAATTAACTGGCTCAATCCTAATTACGAGCGTTATGGAAAAGTCCGGTAATGGACGCTAACACCATCGCTGGCTTTGTGGCTTCGGTATTGGGCTCAATAGCTCTTCTAATCGCTGGCTTGAGATACATAATCAAACTCGAGAACATTCCACTAATTTCGCGACTCGATAAGTTAGAATCTACCTTAGAAGTCGCTCTCCGGGAGAAAGTGGTCAAAGGTGGCACAAAAGCGCGTCGCTAAAAAGCCAGTTAAGAAAGTGGCTAAAAAGCGCAGAACAGTTAAAGAGCTGCCTACCAAGCTAGATTTTTGGGCTATCGCCTGTAAAGAGATTTATGAGACTTGCCGCCGCAATGGAATGGACGAAGGAACGGCTCTGGCTTTTGCTATGGATCGTTCGTCTTGGCCGGACTGGGTTATCGACCCTTCAGACCCGATTAAAAAAATTGGGTGGGAACACGGAGAAGAGGACGTTTAATTTACCTTCGCGAGGTTGAATTATTTGAGGCGCTAAAGTCAGTATTCCCGGACTTAACGCCACTATCAGCGACCGACCGGGCTGACGGCATTACCCACGATGCCTATATCGAGATGAAGTGCCGCCGTACCCACTACCCGACTCTGTTGATTGAGAAGAAGAAGTGGGACTATTTAGCCGATA